CGACGAAGTGGCTGCGGGAGCTGATCCTCGAAAAATCCTTCCGGTACAGCGCTAACCGCATGCTGGAGATCAACTTCCAGAATGCGCGCTGCACCGAGGACACGAACCTGAACAAATACGTCAATAAGAAAAAGTCGAACGGCAAGGTCGATATGGTGGTCTCGCTGATCAATGCGATGTACCTCCTGCAGCAGGAGCTGCTGTACGGGGACGGAGGCTTTGTCGTGCAGGTAATCTAAGGAGAAAAATATGTGGCCTTTTACAAGAAAACAGCAGGAGATCCGCGCCGACACGGAGCAGATGGCCGACATCGAGACCGCAACGGCCGAAGGGCAGCTCCTCAGGGCTGCTGTGGAAGCCCGCGGCGAGATCACCATAGACAAGGCGCTCATGGTGCCGGCCGTGGCCGCCTGCGTGCGGCTGATCTCGGAGACTGTGTCGATGGTGCCCTTCCGGCTTTACCGGACCGACCAGGACGACATCCAGCTGAAGGAGATCGCTGACGATCCCCGCGTGGCCCTGATCAACGCGGATCCGAAGGACACTCTGGACGCGGTGCAGTTCAAGCGCGCGCTGGTCCGGGACTATCTGCTCGATAAGGGCGGCTATGCCTACATAGACATGGCGGGGAACAGAGTCCGGAGCCTCAGGTACGTCGAGCCGGGCTATGTGTCCTTCAACTGGAACGCGGATCCCATCTGGAAGGACTACGACATCCTCGTGGACGGGCGGACCTTCCAGCCTCATCAGTTCCTGAAGATCCTCCGGAACACGAAGGACGGCTACAAGGGCATCGGGATCGTGGAGGAGCAGGCGGAGCCGCTGACTGTGGCCTACCGGACCATGCTCTTCCAGGAGAAGCAGCTGAAGACCGGCGGCGCCAAGAAGGGCTACCTCAAGAGCCAGAAGAAACTGACGGACGTGGCCATCAAAGCTCTGAAAGACGCCTGGATGCGGCTCTTCTCCGATGACTCCGAGAACGTCGTGGTCCTGAATGACGGCCTGGAGTTCCAGGAGGCCTCCGAGACCTCTGCAGAGATGCAGGTCAATGAGAACATCGGGACCATGACGAAGCAGATCTGCGAGATCTTCGGCGTCCCGGTCCAGATGCTCAACAGGGAAGTGGGTACCGCGAGCAAAGAGGACCGGATCGTCTTCATCCAGTACTGCATCCAGCCGATCCTGTCCGCGATCGAGACCGCGCTGAACCGTGACCTGCTCCTGGAGTCCGAGAAGGGATCCATGAAGTGGGCAGCGGACACGTCCGAATTCACGAAGGCCGACGTCCTGGAGCGCTACCAGGCGTATGAGCTGGCCAGCAAGAACGGCTTCCTGCAGATCGATGAGATCCGCTACAGAGAGAACCTCAGGCCGCTGGGCCTTGACTTCGTGAAGCTGGGCCTGCAGGACGTCCTCTACTATCCGGGCAAGAAGGGCCTGACCTACGTCCCGAACATGAACCAGGTCGGCAGCGTCAAGCTCGCGATGGAAGACCGGAAAGAGGCCAAGAAGCAGAAAGACGCAGAACTGGAAGCAATGAAGCAGAAGCCAGAGGATCCTGCACCGAATGGACAGGAAAATGCTCAGAATAGCCAGGAAAGTGATCAAATTGACCCGGAAAGTGATCAAAACGAGCAGGATCCTGATCGGAATGAAAAGGAAAAACCAGAAGGAGGTGATGAAGAATGAGGATCGAAATCCGCAATGACTCCGTCGAAATTGACGGATACGTGAATATTGTTCGTAGGGACTCGAAGCCGCTGAGAGATCGGAGCACCGGACAAAAATACCTGGAGCAGATTGTCCCTGGAGCTTTTCAGAGAGCTCTCGAAAAAAACCCTGTACTACTGCTTCTTGATCATGAACGCGGAAGGGTACTCGGATCTACAGAAGATAACCTTCAGTTAGAGGAGAATGTGATCGGATTAAGAGCACATGCTGTCGTCACCGATCCGGAAGTTATTCAGTTAGCAAGAGACCGCAAACTCAGAGGCTGGTCTTTTGGTTTTATACCTCGCAACGTGTCAGAAGAAGAAAACGCCCGTGATGGAATGAGTCGTCGGTACATAGAGGACATGGATCTGATAGAGGTCTCTCTGATAGACACACGAAAAATTCCATGCTATGACGATACCTTCATCGAGACGCGGTCAGAGGATGAGGAAGCGCAGTCTGATGTACTTGAAGTCAGGGCCGATTATTTTGTGAATAGTCCTAAAGATAAGAAGCCTATAGACCTCTCTAACTTCAAAGCGCGAATCAGCGCTCTTGATAGCAAACTTTAAAAGGAGAAAACAAAACTATGAGAAAGAGAATCTATGTGAAGCCGGAAATGCAGTTTCGCGCTGAGGATCTCAAGTCCCTGCAGGAGCAGAGAAATGAGACCGTGCAGGCCATGAAAGACATGACCTCCGCAGCTGAGGCAGAGCAGAGAGCCTTCACTGAGGAGGAGCTCGCCCAGTTTGATGAGCTGGAGAAAAAGGTCCAGACACTTGACTCCTCTATCCAGAGAATGGAGAGAGCGAGAGATCTGAGCCTTAACGTGATCAGCCCGAAGAAGAGAGAAGAGCTCACTATCGAGGAGGCTGAGGAGAGAGCCTTCGAGGCCTACCTCAGGAGCGAGATCCTTGAGGAGAGAGCGGGTGATGTCAACCTGACCAAGGGTGAAAACGGTGCGGTCATTCCGACCACCATCGCGAACAAGATCATCACCAAGGTGCATGAGATCTCCCCGATCTATGCTATGGCGACTAAGTACAATGTGAAGGGCACTCTGTCCATCCCGTACTATCCGGCAACCGTCGACGGAGCTACTCCGGACGTACAGATGGCCTATGCCACTGAATTCACCGACCTCGAGTCTACTTCCGGCCGCTTCAGCTCCATCAGCCTCACCGGCTTCCTGGCTGGCGCCCTGACCAAGGTCTCCAAGTCCCTCATGAACAACAGCCAGTTCAACATCGTGGACTTCGTCATCACCAACATGGCGGAGACCATCGCGCGCTGGCTCGAGGGCGAGTGCCTGCACGGCACCCCCAACAAGGCGACCGGCGTGATCGCTGGCATCACCCAGGGCGTGACCGCTGCGGCGACCGGAGCCCTCACCGCGGACGAGCTGATCAAGCTGCAGGAATCCATCCCGGACGCTTACCAGAACGGCGCCTGCTGGATCATGTCCAGAGCTACCCGCACCGCGATCCGCCTCCTGAAGGACGGCGAGGACCGCTACATTCTGAACCCGGATGCAACCTCCAAGTGGGGCTACACCCTCTTCGGAAAGCCGGTCTATGTGTCTGAGAACATGGACAACATGGCAGCGGGCAAGCCGGCGGTCCTCTACGGCGACTTCTCCGGTCTGGCCGTGAAGCTCTCCGAGGCTCTGGAGATCCAGGTGCTTCGTGAGAAGTACGCAACTCAGCACGCTGTCGGCGTGGTCGCCTGGATGGAATTCGACGCGAAGGTCGAGAACGCCCAGAAGCTGGCCAAGCTCACCATGAAGGCATCCTGATGAAGGTCAGGGCGAAGACGAGCTTCTCCGGCCCTCTGATCAGTATGGCACGAGGAAAGACTGCAGAGATCACCGATGAGGTGATCCTGCAGGATCTCCTTCAGGCCGGCTATGTCGAGGCTGAAGAGGCTGAGACTGCAGCAGAGGAGGTGCCGAAGAGTGAAGGTAAGCGAACTAACAAGAAGCGCAGTCGCTGACTTTTGCCGGGTCATCTTAGAGGACCAGAACGAAGCCGAGCTGGCAACGCTTGACGCGATGACCGAAGCGGCGAAGCAGTACTGCATCAGCTACACCGGCCTCACAGAGGCCGAGCTCGACGAGCATGAAGACATCACGATCGCCCTGCTGGTGCTCGTGGGTGATATGTATGACAACCGGCAGATGTACGTGGATAAGGCGAACATCAACCGGACGGCAGACACGATCCTGGGCATGCACAGTGTGAACCTGATCCCGGAGGAGATCATCCGGGAGGAGGAAGGAGGGTGATCAGATGTCGATCAATGCTGGAAGACTTAAGAAGCACATCGAGATCTGGC